CAAGCAGGTGTTAGCGGTAGTCCGCCAATGAGGCTCCACGAAGTGGCCGCAGCCACCGTAGCGCCCAATTGTATACCAAACTCGCGACCAAGGATGTTATGTCCATCCTTAATCTGTCGAACCACCGGGGCCCTACCCCTCACGGTATTGCCAATGCTAACAGGAGCAGTGGTTACCACGGAGGGTTGAGGCCGGGTGGCGGGTTTCGGTAAGTTGTTAAATTTGACACTCTTTTTAGTCATCTTGTCAGGGTTTGCACGCTTTGAAGTCTCTTTCGTCATAGGTGCATCAGCGGCCGCACATACACTATCAGAAATTGACGTACCCTCAAACTTTAATGCAACCCCATCATGCAGTGCTTCATCAGTCACTGCTAACTGGGAGGTGACAGCAGCCCCGACCCGACGACCAGTAAACACATTTAAACCTTGGGCAGTAGTATCAGTTGCTCTTAATCTCGGATGTGTAAACTGAACGTCTACGGTCGATGCTGGTATCACCTTCGCTCGAGTGGTGGGCGGCGAGGGTTCGTCCCCAGGGACGTACACGTCGCTACCGAACCATTCAATCGGAGCTTGTCGAAACCTCCTTTCCCCATAACCCGTAAGACGCACGGCCAACGCAGCAGCCAGGCGCCTAGGATCACCAGATTTACCATTTTCATTAACAAAGTTTTTGTTAGCTTCACGGACATCCCCACCAGTGGCGAAGACCGCATCGTGATCCTTACACGATTGGTCAAAATCGTCAACGGCAGGAACATCTGAAACAACACTAGCCTGGAACATACCTGCGCTCCAATAAGGACCACAATAATTACCGTACATGTTGTATCAAAGGGGTCATCAACACGCCCATAACACTACCGTAATCATTTTCACACTCCCCACCATAAATAAGGGTGTCAAAGTGTCGCTCCAGCATCAACTGTTCGTCGGGGGTGACGCCCCAGGCCAAGTAATAACTAAGCCTGGATTCAGGTGTGATCTCATCACTATCTAGGTGGACACCAGCAGATAAATGATAGAATCCACTATCCATGAATAGGTTAGAATCTCTCATCTTACTGACCTGTCCACGACCCCATCTAGAATACATGCGGTAAAAGGCTGACACGACAGGAACACCCCGCGTTATCGCTTCCCCACACTCCCCAACAGCATGGAACCATTTCAGTGCTGACTTACCGCGACTAAGATCAAGGACACACAAGGTGTCTTTTGACATAGAAGCAAACAAGTTACGCACCATAATGGGCCCATTAACAGTGCTAATGCACCTCATCTGGCAAAATTCCAACTGTTCAAGCACATACACAGGCGCCTCAACAGTCATGCGAAATCCCAGACGCAAAAACCAACTATGTAGATCGTGCTGAAATACCTGAAGATCAAAAGTCTCCATAATAACCACACAATCATCACCATTGTTAATGACCTCGTACTTGGTAATACCGCGCTCCAGTAGGTAAGTGTAAACCATGCCACACATGACTATACAATTGCCTAAGGCGGTGTTCATGTCTCCACTGAACCGCTTACCCTGCACCGAGTACCTCAACCTTCCATTTTTCGCGAACCCGACTCCTTTGTTATGCATCTGCCACGACAGCAGCTCACGTAAGCGGCTATCGCCACGGTATATACTCATGTATATACTGTGTTCCCAGGCTAGCATAGCGGGGGAAACATGCATATCAAATTTTGTCGCGTCCAGTCCCACCGCGACAGGGGAGATAAATCTCGACCACTTTGCCGCGATGATTTTTGCCGAAGACTGGAGGTTGTATCCTTTCATAACCACCGGCAGGCCGCCAAAGACCTGCCGTATGGCCCTATAACATTTCTTCTCTATGGGTTTAACATAACACCCTAGGGAAATGTTATAGGCTGGCTTCCTTGGCTGTATACAACGTGGGGCCTTTTTCACATTGCCTTTCTCAACCTTGACAAAAGCAATGGAAATGGCATCCTCACGACGTGCCCCACCAGCTGACATATCACGCAAAGCATTCTCGTATATTGTACGTTTTCGCCCCCTGTACGTTTCCACAAATTCATGTGCTAGAGCAGGGCGGGAACCTGGCACAAACTGCAAGAGCTTGGTGCGAAAGCTGGCTAGTGTAGAACTAGTGTAGTGCATGTCAACATCTGGGGCGGGGAGATATACTTCCCCCACCTTGCAATAATACATGCGCTCCAATAGTGAGCAAGCCAAAGTATCTATATCCGGGTTGAACACACCTAAAGTGTTCTCAACCCCCACTCCGGCTATATGCCAGAGCGTTCGCTTCTTATGGTAACCACCATAGCGCTCAACGGTGAGAGCTGGGTGCTGTTGATTAGATACAACAGACACCCCCGTGAGCGCTACTAGGCCACCCTAAGGAGCTGGGGGGACGCATGGAGGAGCCCAAAATTGAAACTTCTCTTTAACATGCATCCAGAGCGAAGGCCGGAGCCTCCACTCCTTTCGGGCACGAATGGCAATTGAATTTACTGCCATTCTAGTCCGAATCATCCGCACTGGTGGGATAAATGCTTGCTCAACTACAGAGGTGGACATAAGATAAATGTCCACTTCACGCAGCCGTCGTCGCACTAACTCATCCAATACGAGTCTCCGGACTACAAGTCTGTTGGCTTGTGTGTCCTGCAGCACACCAAACTTGGCCCATACAATATGCAGGAGGAGAGATCGAAGAGTGGATCTCTCCCTTTGTCGAGGACGGAAATTATTATTGGAACTGCCAGGCAGATCCAATCCATCCTCGACACCTGTGGGCTCTATCAAAGAGTCCACAGTGACGTCGGGTTCTGCGTCGACCTCTAGGGCAAGGTCATCCGCGACGTCGGACATAGTCCGTGAGTCCCTAGCGCCTAGCAGCGTATCAACAACACTGCAAGCGACCCACGTGGTACCTATTATTACACCCAATACCGTGGTGGCCCCCGTAACCGCAAGGAGGGCTAATCTGGCACGAGGCCAGACACTGCGGATATAAACCACACTCATGCTTTACACGATTTGTT